CCGGGAAGAAAGAGAGGTATTAAACTATGGAAAACGTATTTTTTCTTCACCAGATCAAAAGGACGAACGGCACCATTGATAAGGGGATTGTCGTGAAAGGAACGCTGGAGGCGGCGAAACAGGGCTATCACGCCTATCTTGGCGCGTATGCCTACGGGCAGAATGCGGATACTGATTTCGTTTCCTGCCACATCACTGACCTGCTCTCCGGCGGAATGGTGCTGCTGGCGGAAACCTGGATCAAGCCGGAGGAAACTCCCGCTGAATAAGGAGGGATACCCATGGCAAGTTACACAAGCAGGTATAACCTGAAAAAGCCAGCGGAGAATGAAAATTATAGTGTGCAGGATCAGAACGGCAACATGGATCTGATCGACAGCGCGCTTGTGGCGAAGCTGGACTCAAACCAGGGCACGACTAATGCCGGGAAGTTTCTGATTGTGAACAGCAGCGGTGTTGTCGTGCCGACCACGGTACCTTTCGCAAACGGGGTGAGTTTCTGATGGCGAATTATCTCGTTACGGATACTGAGCTGACCCAGGTGGCGAATGCGATCCGGGCGAAGGCCAGGGCATCCGGTAGTCTGACCTTCCCGGTGGGGTTTGTGAACACGATCTCCGGGATCACGGAGAAAGCGGCTGCCACCTACAATGTTTCCAGCTCCAATCAGACGATTGCGGCGAACCAGTATCTGGCAGGCGCTCAGACGATCCGGGGAGTGACAACGGCGAACATCGCTGCCGGGAACATCAAAGCCGGAGTGACCGTCAAGGTTGGCGATGCCGGGGACGCAGCCCGGATTGCCAGCGTTGCCGGTACATTTACCAGTGATGCCAACGCAGGCGCTGGGGATATGCTTTCCGGGAAGACTGCGTATGTCAACGGCAGCAAGGTTACGGGGAGCATCGGTTCCAAAGGAGCGGCTACCTATAATGTCTCCAGCTCTGACCAGACGCTAGCTGCGGGGCAGTATCTGTCCGGAGCGCAGACGATTCGCAGGGTGACTACAAACAACATCTCTGCCGGAAACATCAAAGCCGGGGTAACGGTGAAGGTTGGGGACGCTGCGGATGATGACCGGATCATAGGTGTAGCCGGTACATTTACCAGCGATGCTACAGCGGGCGCGGGGGATATCCGTTCCGGGAAGACTGCGTATGTGAACGGCAGTAAGATTACCGGCACATTAAACCCTTCCACAGGTACGCTACAAAGGTACACAACCGATGCGGCCATGAACATAACAAGCCGAACGCTGAACCTAACCGGGTATTTCAATTATGAGATTGAATTCGGTGTTAACAGCGATTATGCTCCGTATTCGGCAGATCTACTAATGGACGGCAGAGTGCTGGTATCAGACTTGCCTGTCAGGTTTAACGGAAGCGTCTGGATAGCCATTCTCAGAGGAAACAGCGCTGCGTCTCAGGCGATTACCGTTAACAGTATAAAGGTTTACTGCTACAGATACTATGTAGGATAAGGAGGAATGATCATGGGCTGGGATTGGAAAGAATGGGCGAAAGCCGCGCTGATCCGCGCAATAAAAACTTTCGCACAGTCGATGGTAGGCTGTATCACGGTGGGTGTGACGGCCCAGGAAGTGGACTGGCTGAAGGCGTTGAGTATCAGCGCTGTAGCCTTTGTGGTCAGCATTTTTACCTCCCTGGGCGGGCTACCTGAAGTGGATAAGAAGGAATAAGCATGAAGCACCCTAAAGCGCGACTTTAGGGTGTTGTTTTTGTATGTAAAGGAGGGAGAGGAGACTTGGCAACGACTACGGCGAGGAACAAGCAGCAGGTAGATGAGATGTCCAAAGCTGATCGCCTGTGGGACAGCCTCAACTATTCCTACGGGAAGCAGCGGGATAACTCTGACGAACAATTCCGGAAGGCGTATAGTCAGGCCGACCGACAGATGTTGAGCCGGGGAATGCAGCGCAGCTCCTACGGCGCTCAGACGCTGGCTGATATCGATAAGCAGCGGGTGAAAGCCCAGAACGATATCTATGACGCCCAGATCGCGGACTATGAGAACCGGCTGCAGCAGGCCGAGCAGCAGGATCTGGAGAACGAGCGCTGGGAGCGGCAGTTTGCTGCGGGCCGGGAGGACGCGGAGTGGAACCGTAACTTCCAGCAGGAACGGGCCAATGCCCAGGATACGCAGTTTCAGCTCAATTTCGATGAGGGCCAGCGGCAGTTTAATGAGAACATGGGCTATCAGCGGGAACGCGCCGGAGCGCAGGACGCCCAGTGGCAGCAGCAGTTTGACGCGAACCGGAGCGACACCGCGTGGAACCAGGCTTTCCAGCAGAGACAGTACGAAGCCAACCGGGATGATACCGCGTGGAACCGAGCCTTCCAGGAAAGGCAGTATGCAGATACTCGGTCGGACACCGCATGGAACCAGGCTTTCCAGCGGGAGCAGGCCGATACGCAGAACAACCAGTGGCAGACGAATTTCAATTTCCAGCAGCGCCAGGCTGATCTTGCCCAGTCGAATGCTGACCGGGCTTTCAACTATCAGCAGAGCCGGGACGCTGTCACGGATACGCAGTGGCAGAAAGCGTTTGACCAGAGCAACACCGACACCGACCGGAAGTTGGCTTCCAGCTATGTCAGCGCGATCATTGCCAACGGTGGTGATCCGACCGACGAGCTGCTGGCCCGGGCTGGACTCAGCCGTGCTGATGCCAATGCTATGAAGGCCCAGGTGGCTGCCGGCGGTGGTGGCGGCGGAGGCGGCGGCTACAGCTACAGCGGCGGGGGAAGCCATAATAATACCACGAACAAGCCTCTGTCTGATTCCGATGTGGATAACGATCTGAACAGTGGCCGTTCTAAGCAGGATAAGACGGATATAGTGACCCCCCTGGTAAACGCTTACAGAACCGCGCAGACGGTATTCAATAAGGCCATCACTTCGGGGAACCTGATACCGAAGCCCAACGCAAGCACAACGGCTAAAGCAAATACCACAACATCCAAGACGAGCAACACGATAACGGCAAAAGGCCCGATGAGAAGCGCGAGTGAGATTGAAAAGGCTTTTGCCGCGTCACAGAAAAAGAAGAAATAACGGAGGTAAGGCATGGCATCTAACCTTCTTGAAAGGCAGCTGAATGCTGCAACACAAGGCCTGAAGAACGCTGGTGCGCTGAAGCCCGCAACGGACACCAACGCTCAGAAACGGCAGCAGCTTAAAGTAGCTACGACCATGGGAGCTGTAGGCAGATCCGTTCAGAACAGTACGGCAGCGCCAGCTACTAAAAGCCTCGACACGAATACACTGCGCGGTACCCTTGGAGAAATCGAAAGGATTCGCTCCTCCGATCCTGACAAAGCGCAGAGTGTGTTTGACAAGGTTATGCAGCTTCAGCAGAACCCTGCCAGCCGTTATTATAACCCCTTTTCCCAGCCCACAAACCGGGCGGTATCTGCCCTTCAGCAGACCTGGGGGGTTGATACTTCGCAGCTGACCAGTGACTGGTTCAAGCAGAATACTGCGTGGCAGGCCGACCTGATCCGCAACGGAACCACCAACTCTCCCAGCAAGCCAGGGAAGCGGGCACCCCAGGCACAGAAGTTTGCCTATGATCTTTTCCAGTATCAGCAGGGCGAATCCCTGACGGAGCAGGCCGAGCGGGAGCTGGAGCAGCTGAATAACTGGTGTTCGTACTGGTCAACCCAGAGTGACCGCAATTGGTCGGATGAGGATATCATCAGCAAGATCAACTGGAAGGATTATCCCGCGCTGAAGTCTGCCAGAGAATCCGTCCAGAGCGGGAAGCTTCCGGAGTTTAACCGGCCCATCGCTTGCACCGATGATGACCTGATGGGAGTTATCTGGGCAGCCAGGAACGGCGGCGGTACCGGGGATCACTATGCCGATATGGCGAACAGTGCCCTGGGCACCGGGAATGTGTGGAAAGCGGACAGCGCGAATGCGGCCCGGCTAGAATACGGTAACCCGGATTACGCGCCGTACACCGTTGGCTGTACGATGGACAAGGAGCGGGTGCGCTTCAACCGTTCCACCTTCGACCAGAAATGGGTGGATGATAACGCCAGCATCATGAACACCGGAACCCAGGAAGAGCAGGATGCCTATCTTTCCGTCAAGGAAGGCGTGGAGAACGCTGCCCAGGCAAAGAAAGAACTGGAGAATCTGAAAACCGCCCTGGATAAACGGATCGCCAACGCCCGCAGCGTAGAGGACGCCATGGCAAAGCTGGATATCCTGCTGGAAAGCGGAGACTATCCGACCCTTGCCAAGATGGATGCTACCGCCGCGAAGGGCCTTGGGCATCTGATGAAGATGGGCGAAAGTGTGCAGTACAGCAAGGGCCTGATGCAGCAGTATATCCAGGACGGCTGGAATAAGCGGGCTGATTCTGAGGAAGACGAGATCGCTTACACGGACAACGTGATCCAGGCTGCTGTCGGTTCCGGTGTTCAGCTTGCGTCCGGTATTGCTCCGCAGAGCGCAACTCAGGCAGTGAACCAGAAGCCCATCGAGGAGCCGGGATATCCTGATGACGCGCTTGGCCCGAATGATACCGCGCTTATGCCGGGTGGCGCTCTTGTGCTGGATGCATCGAATGCTTCTCAGAAGAGCACGGAGCAGGAAGATCCTATCGGACAGTTTGGTGCCGGGAACATCGATCTGGACAACCGAAAAGTCTATACCAACCCGGATGGATCCTTCAGCACGGAGCGCAGCTTCAGCGTGGAGATCGACGGGAAGGAAGTGCTGCTGCCCTCCATTATTGACGGAAAGCCCGTCAGCCAGGATGAGGCGATCAAGCACTACGATGAAACCGGGGAATACCTGGGCAAGTTTGATTCTGTCGAAGAGGCCGATGCCTATGCGGAAGCCCTGCATGAACGGCAGGAAAGGAAGTACGGCGCGGCAGCACCAGCTCCTGTTGCTCCGGCACCTGCGGCTCCCGTGGATGTCATGACGGAGCAGGAGAAGGAAGTAGTCCGGCAGCAGGATCAGACCCTGTCAGACGGTATCGACATGGCTGACAAGGTGCTGACTTCCGGTGAATCCGAGTATCTGGAATCCTCCGGCAGCATGATGACGGATTTCATGACAAATGCCATGACCCAGATAAAGGACGGAGCCATTGAATTCACCAAAAATGTAGCCCGGGCCAACCAGAAGAAGATCCAGCAGAACCATGTCGATTCTGTTCTGGGAAGTCTGCAGGTGGCCTACGACTATGAGCGGAACGGAGAGCTGCTGCAGACCCTGCGCTTCCGGGAGGGAGAGCTGGCCGCGGAGGTTGCCGGAAAGGAATATGTCGGGCAACAGGTTGAACAAACACTGACGGTTCCCCTGACAAGAGGGGAGAGAACTTTCCAGGCTGTGCTGAACTGGGGTGGAGACGGATACCGGCTGGTGGGCATTGATGAGCTGACCAACGGAGATCCCGCCGGTGTCGGCAACCGGGAAGACTGGGAGCTGGCGCTGGGAGATGGCAACGAGGTTGACAGCTTTGTGGAAGAAGCCAACCAGAAAGCTGCCACCATCCAGCAGCAGAATGAGGAATATGCCAATCTCTCCGATGAAGAGAAGGACAAGATAAGAACCCTGCAGGCTATCCGGCTTCAGATCGAGGACGCGGAAACCTATGAGCGGGAACACCAGGCTGAGTACGCCAAGGCCCAGGAAGACTTTAAAAAGGATCAGGAAGCCGTCCGGGATGCCCTCTACATGAATAAAGCCCTTGGGCTGGACACCAGTGATGTCGAGCGCCTGGAAGTGGCTGTCGGGTATCTGACGCAATTCCACGACTATGAGGCCACTGTCTGGAGCAAGTACAACCCGTCCCAGATGTATGCCAACGCCCTCGCTATGGGAGCGGATATTAATGAAGTACGGACGGCGGCAAAGAAGGGCAATGATGAGCTGGCGGGAGAGCTTGAGCTGGCACAGACCATCAAGGCGTATCTGAAGGAAACCGGGCTGAAGGTGCCGGACAGCTACACCCAGAATCTTGACCGGCATATCGCCAAGCTGCAGCGGGATATGGAGGACTACTCCTACTTTGAGCTGCGGTTTAACGATGACTTTGAGGAGATCGCCCAGAAAGGGCGGCAGATGGAATACGACAGCCGTCCGCAGAGCTGGAGCCTGTTCCACAATCCGCAGGATGACTGGGATATCGACCAATATTATGCCTACCAGGAGAACGGTGTCTATGATGAAAGCGGGCGGTTTGATGACCACGGGCTGAAGGGCCTGCTGGGCGGCATGAACAGCCTGATGGACAAGGGTGAACTGGATACATACTACTACCTGCTTGGCTCCGGGCAGGAGAAGAAAGCCCAGGAATATGCAGCCTACATGGCTGACATGACCTATGGCGTACTTTGGACGCGGCGGCGGGAAAAGACCGAAAAAGAAGCCCGGGGTATCGTAGACAGCGGCCTTGGCGGCTTTCTGGGTGGAAACGCCCTGGCTGTCATCATGTCCCCTGTCAGCGCGATCATGTCGCTGGGGTATTACGGATACAACTTCGTTACCGGAAGCGAGATGAACCCGGACAACGGTATGCTGATAACCAGCCATTTCCGCAACGCTACCCGGGAGGAAAGCGCCCAGGAAATCCAGCGGTTCTGCGTAGAACGCGGGTACGGCGAGAACTCCTGGCAGCAGAAGGTTATGCAGGCCGGGTATGAGATCGTCACCAACCGGGCAGACAGCGCCATGAACGCCCTTGTCTTCGGTGGACTCTTTGGAGAGGCCTCCAAGGACGCCGGTTTCCTTGAGAAAGCCGGGAAGGAATTCCTCGGTGCGCTCCCCATGGGCATCTCTGCCTCCATGGACGCGGCGGCTGAAGCGAAGCGCAAGGGCGCTTCCGACGCCCAGGCTTATGGTGTCGCGGCTATTACGCTGTTCGCGGAAACCGCTACCGAAGCCATTTCCCTCGATAACATCCGGGATGCTTTCAAGGCTGGCGAGGATATCAGCAGCGGAACCATTAAGGAATTCCTGAAGAACTGGCTGACGAAAGCCGGACTCAGCGAGGCCTTCGGTGAAGCCGTGAACGATATCATCGAAAACTTCGCCGACGAGAAAATCATGGGAAGCCTGTCCGACCATTCCGACCGGGTATGGGAGTACCGCATGAACGGCTTGACCCCGGAGGAAGCTGAAGCCGCCGCCCGGCGGGACGAGCTGAACGGAGTGCTCCGGACAGCGATGATCAGCTATCTCAGCCCCGGACTGGATATCATTTCCACGGCTGCAGGCCGGGTAGATTATTACCGCAAGGTGACCCAGCTGCACCAGGAAGCCGGGGACAATCGTTCCATGCTGGAGATCATGCGCGGCGAGAAGAAGGCCGTGGAAGCCCTGGAGAACGCGGGCGCTGAGATCGGAGCTGATCCATCCCAGAAGGCGCTGGTATCCAGCTATGAGATTCTGGAAAACGCCAAGAAGGGTGCCAAGGCAGCTCAGACTTCCGCTGTAGCAGCCGCCCTGAGTGGTGTTGAAGAGAAACGGGGAAGCACGGCGAGGGCCATTGCGAATGCGGCGGCTGTCCGGCTTGGCAGAGTTTTCGGAAAAGACAGTGTGGTTGACGGAGTGCAGAAGCTGGTTACCGGTGCTGCCGTTGGCAAGGTGAACGCGGACGCCCTGAATGCGGCCCTGCAGAACGCAGCCCTCAGTAAGAACAGCGCCGCCGCCCAGATGATGGGAAGCCTGGAATTCAAGCAGGCTACCCCGGAACAGCAGGCCGCCATGCTGGCGGGAACCGTTGCGGCTGATGCCGGAAACACGACCGTGATGAATGATATCATCGGAGCTGTCCGGGAGCATCGCATTAACGAGCGGACAAAGGCCGCCATCGCCAACGGTGCCCTGGAAAGTGTGCGACCCGCTGTAAAGGCCGCCAATGAAGCAGCCCGGGAATCCCGGGTAGCGGAGGGACAGCTGGAGGATCGGCAGGAGGCCACAAAAGCCGCGCAGGATGCTGTGGCGGCTGCCGGGGAAGAGATCCAGCGGGATCCCCAGGCCGGTGCTCCGATGATGAACGAGGCCCTTAACAAACTGCAAAGTACGGCAGCCGTGGAGGCTGAGTATGAGCAGAAGGCAGATACCGCGCACCGGAAAGAGCAGAATGCCAAGGACGAAGCCGATCAGGCCGTGAACCAGCGAATGTCCGAGGTGCGACAGGAAGCCACTGCAGAAGTACGCCAGATGGAGGCTGACGAGGCCCAGCAGGCCGAGCTGGATGCCGAGCTGAAGCAGAGGCAGCTTGAAGAGGAGAAGGCGGCTGCGGAGGCCAAGGAAGCCAGCGATAACGCTCTGGATGCTGACGCTGAACAGTTTATCGAAGAAAACTATCCGGACGCCACGGATGAAGAAAAGGCCCGCATCCGGGAGCTGTTTGAGCAGAACCGGAGCGAGACAAGCATCCCGGAGGAAGACCGGGCAAAATTCCTGAAGTCCGTTGGGAAGAAATTCGGCATTAATATTGTAGAAGCCGATGAAACGGAGTACAACGCCAACGGCAGCTACGACCGAGGAACGAACACCCTGACGCTGAATAAGAAGGCAACGGCTGGTGACGCGCTGTTCTTTGTGCTGGGCCATGAGCTGACCCATGTGACGGAGAAGGCCGGGGATTACGGCAAGCTGGCCGATTCTATCCTCCGGGTTGCCTTCGGTGATGGCGTAACCTACCAGGGCATTCTGGATGCCATGCAGCGAGGGGACAACGGTTCTCCGCTGGCGCGGATGGTCAATGCCAGGAGAGCTACCTACGAGAAATCCGCGAACCAGGGTACCCACTACGGCAACGACTACTACCTGCAGGAGATCGTCGCGGATAACCTGGGACTGATCCTTCGGGGTGATCCGGCAAACCCGCAGGCACAGCAAGACCTGATCAACCGTCTGGTGCAGGATGACCCCAAGATGGGCCGGAAGATCCTGGACGGAATCAAGAGCTTCCTGAAGAAGGCTGTTGGTATGCGCGGCGCCTGGCAGACCGATATGCAGAATACCGTGGATCTGTTTACCCAGGCGCTGGAGAACGTACAGAAGAATGTGGCTCCGGAGCTGAAACCGACGGAGCAGAGTCCGACCGTGGGACAGCTGCCGGAGCAGCAGACCGTGCCAAAGACCCCGCAGGAGGCCATCCAGAAGGCGGCGGAGACGGGCGAGGCCCAGCCGCTGCCCGACAGGAAGGGCAACGAAACCCCCGCCGAGGTGCTGCGGGGCGGTACTGTATCCCTGTCCCCGGATCTCATCGCGCAGTCGGTTGCGGCGAGTCAGGAGTTTACGGACAACCCCAGACTCAGCCTGAACAGCTTCAACGAGGCCGAGCAGGAACGCACCCGGGCAGCCCTGCTGGCGGCAAAGGACAGCCAGGACAGACGGCTTTTCACCGCAGAACAGGTAGACCAGTATATAAAGGATGCGCTGGGCGTTGCCTCCATCATCGCGGGAGACAGGGCCAGGCTGGATTTCAAAGCCACGGACAACCCGCTCATGACCTTCCTGAAGAAGAACCAAGACTATGGATTCACCCTGGACGCATCCACCCTGTGTGCAAAGCGGCTGCTGTATCAGGGAACCTTCAACTATGTGCAGCACGCTATGCCTGACGAGGTGTTTACCCCTGCGGATCTGGTTGACCTGGTCAACATCATGAATGAGATGGGGTACGAAACCCCCTGCGGCATTTGCTATGTAGAAAGCCGGAGACGCTGGCTGGATACCTATGCCCACGAATTCATAGACACGACACTGGCGAACCCCGAACCATTTATTAGCAAGCAATTCAAAAAAGCCTCCGCAGAGGAAAAGGCTGCACTTCTTGAACGGCTTAACGGTGAAAAGCCGTCCATTGATGATCTGACCACCACAGACGGGCTGGAAAAGCTGCGGAAGAACGATCCTTATATGTATAAGGCTTTTGTGGCTGCTATGAATGCAAAAGGCTCCGCGAACCCGAAAATCGTGCAGCCCCGGGCTGAGTACAAGGGCGAGATCGCAAAACTCACGAAAAAGCAGATCCAGGCCCTGAAAGATATTGGCGGCCTGCGGATTCAGAGCTTCAGCGATTTTGAAACCCCGCACCTGTTGGATATGATGCAGGCTGTCATGGATATGGCCGCAAGGGGGCTGACCTCTCAGGCATATACCAAGGTGCCCAATTTCGCCTGGGTATTTGGTGATACCGGGATCAAGATAAATCTGAGCCTGATCGGTAAAGGCACAGGGCTGGATGACAACGGTAATCTGATCTTCGATAACAAGGAAGGCATCAACTTTGATGAGGCAATGCAGCTCCGGAATCGATACAGCCAAAATGTTGGGACGATCCTTGTCGGTATCAACGATGATCATATCATTGCGGCTATGGGTGATCCCCGGATTGACTTCATCATCCCCTTCCACAAATCCGGATGGAGTGATTTGGAAAGGAAGGGCATCAAGTCCCTACAGTATTATGAGGACTACACCGATACCCAGAATGAAAGAAAGCTCTACAAGGACGAAAACGGAAACCTTGTCAAGAACGAGGACGGAAGCTACAAGACCGTACCGGCGAAGGAAAGCAAGCTCGTAAACTTTGAGCCTGTGGGTGCTCATGCTTACTGGGATTTCAGTAAGAACGGAGAATGGAATGCCCGGAAATATCTAAAGATGTGTGCTGAAGACGGACGCATTCCGAAGTTCAACCAATTCCTGGTAGACAACGGAGACGGATCTTTCAGTCTGCCGGAAGGCGATGACAAGCGCAGCAAATCTATCCGGGAAGGATACTGGAAGACGCTGATCGACTTCAAGATGTACGACAATGACGGAAACGGTGCGGCACAGCAGGAAGTCACTCCGAACATCAATATGCCACAGGCCCGGTGGGTACTGAACAATTATTCTCTGAACCGACCCAGCGGAAATCCGGACACCAAGATGGCTGATATGAAGAGTAACAACGATGTACCGGTAGCCACCACAGCGGCTGAAGAGTTTATCCGCAGAATCCGGGAGAAACGCGCCGGAAAGACCCCGCCCGAAAACCCGAACGACCCGCTTCATGCAACAGCTCCGAAAGAGATCAATGTCATGGCTCTGGGTAGATCCCAGTTTGCGGACGATGATGTGGCTGCGGCTCCGATCACAGGAACGGCGGCTTCCGCAGCTATGGCTGAAGGTGCTGCCCCTGTGCTGGGGAACGCGGAGGCCGAGCAGAATGAAAGCACTCTGCCCCCCGCCCAGCAGCGGATGGCTATTGATGCGGAGACAGGCGAGAATGTACGGTACAGTCTGCCCTCTGAGGATGTACAGGAAGCCGCAGAAAAGGCTTTCTTAAACAGTAAAGTCAGAACCTCTGACGGGAAGTTGATGCCGGTTTATCACGGGACAAAAGCTGATTTCAACGTGTTCGATACCAGTGTAAGCGGCGGCTCAAATGGTGCAGCGGAAGGTTTCGGCATCTATCTGACGGATAACCCTGAAGTATCTGAGGCTTATGGTGATAGACAGATTTCTGCCTACGTTAACATGGAACGCCCGGCACGATCCGATAAGAAAACAATTAAAAAGTCCGAGCTTGTCAAGCTCATCAAAGCCGCCTGTGAAAAAGAGGCTCAGAGTTTCGTAGACGAGGGAAGCTATGGTAGTGTAAGCGAAGCTCTGCCGGATACCTGGATTTCCAACTACGTTTATACGCCTGACTACAGAACCATTCAGGATGCCTATAAGGCTGTTGCGGATTCTATTCTCAGCATGAACGACAACGACATGGACATCGTTCAGGAAATTATGGCCGGAATGGGTATCCGTGATTACGGCAGGGCTATGGATTTCTACCACGAAGTCCTTACCCCTACAACCGGAATCGACGGCTTTTGGACAACCTGGAAGGACGCTCAGACCGGGGCTACATCAAATGTTATGCTGGCGTTTGATTCTTCTCAGATCAAGAGCAATGAGGATGTAACCTACGATGATCGGGGCAACCCAATCCCACTGAGTGAGCGGTTTAATACCAGCAACCCGGATATCCGGTATTCTCTACCGCAAGATGCCCCCTATATGGCTGCCGTTGAGCGAGGCGAGATGGATCAGGCCCAGCAGATGGTGGATGAGAAAGCCCAGGAGGCTGGATATGTTGGCGCATTTCAGCTTGACAACACACGATATAGCCTGCCAGAGCTTGAACAGGAATACGCAGAAGCCACCCGGGAAGGGAATGAGGACTGGCAGAGACAGGTTGTACAACAGGCTGCTTATAATGCCGGTTATACTACTGGGGCCTATCATGGAAGTCCGGAAACCAACATCACCGAGTTTAATACCCGTAGTGTAGAAACAAAGAAACAGAAGCTGCAGCTTCTCTTCGGTACGCACTTTACCCAAGATCGGAGCTTTGCGGATATCTACGCAAGGAAGGCGAAGAACTCTAAGGGTACTTCCCGGCTGACGAGCAAGACCGGAAAGGTGTATGATGTATATCTGAATCTCGGAAAGTCTCTGGATCTGAAAACGGCAAAGAACTATACCCCCGATACGGAAATGTATCAGTTGTACAATGACCTGCCTGCAAATATTCAAAAGAAACACAAACCGTTTACTTTTTCAGCGTATGATACCGAGCAGGGCCTTGGAAGCGGTGAATACATTACCGCCCGGCACATGGAAGACGCACTTCAGGACATGAGCCCGAAAGATGCAACCGAGTTCTTGGTAGATCACGGGTATAACAGTGTTCAGTATCTGGCAAACTACAACACCGGGATGTCTAACAACCGATTTGGTCGCGACCCGTCCATCATTATGCTGGATCCTGAAAAGATCAAATCTGCTGACCCCGTAACCTATGACGATCAGGGTAACCCGATCCCTCTGTCTGAACGGTTCAATCAGGAAAGCCCGGATATCCGCTACCAGCTCCCCGACAATGCGGTGCTGGAGCAGCAGATCCGGGAATATCTGGCGGGAGGTGGAAGCCTCTCGCAGAACACTGCCCAGGCGAACACAATGCCGGGAATGCCGGTAACCCCGGGAGGCCCGCAGCGGCAATTCGGCAGCCAGACTGCTCAGACGAGCGATGCGCTGCATGAACAGGTGCGGGATTATCTGCGGAACAACAGTGACTACGATCCGGACAGCAACCGCGCCCAGATCGGAAGGGCTATCGGATGGGTGCAGAGCCTTGCAAGCGAGGGCGATCCTGATGGATACGCCGCCGCCCTGAACGCGGTGGACAGCCCCGACTTCGATTACAGATCCGCTGACGGGCAGGCCAGAATGCTGACCCTGATGAGCATGGCGGCGCTGAAGGCCGAATCCGGTGACCAGCGGGCACTGAACGACGAGCTGCGGCTGGCTGACACATTCAACCGTCAGGGCACCGACCTGGGCCAGGCGCTGCAATCCAGGAAGATCTTCCGGCTGATGACCCCGCTGGGCCGTCAGGCTACACTGAAAAAGGAAGCCGACAAGATCAACGAAAACTTCAAGCGCCAGGGTAAGAGCACCCGGGTGCAGCTGTCTAACGAGCTGCTCATCGAAGCCGGAAACGCGAAGACCCCGAAGGAGTTTGAGGCGGTACGGAAGAAGGCGGCGAAGGAGCTGGCAGCACAGATGCCTTCTAACTGGAAGGACAAGCTGACCGCGCTGCGGATGCTGTCCATGCTTGGCAACCCCAGAACCCATGTGCGGAATATCCTGGGCAACGCGATTTTCATGCCTGCCGTAGGCCTCAAGAACAAGATCGGCGCTGTGGCAGAGATCGCTACCCGGCAGAAGACCCGGACGAAGACCCTGGGGCTTGCCAGTAAGGAAGCCCGGACTTTCGCCAAGGCAGACGCCAAGGAAATGGAAGCTGTGCTGCGCGGCGAGGAAACCAAGTACAAGGACGGAAACGCCGTAGAGCAGGAACGGAAAGCCTTCGGACAGGGCAGAGGCCTTGTATCCAGGACAGTCGGAAAGGCCATGCAATGGCTTGTGGACGCTAACGGAAACGCCCTGGAAGCGGAGGACTGGATCTTCCTGCAGAGGCATTACCGGAACGCGCTGGCTGGCTATATGACAGCCAACAAGCTGACCGCGAAGGACATGAAGGGCGCTACGCTGGACGCTGCCCGGGCATACGCTGTGCAGGAGGCACAGAAAGCGACCTACCGCGACGCAAACAGGGTAATCGAAGGGCTGAACAAATTCGAGCAGTCGCACCCCGGTGTGAAATTCGTCGGAAATGCGATCCTGCCTTTCAAGAAGACCCCTGCGAATATCCTGAAGCGCGGTGTGGAGTACAGCCCTGTCGGCCTGATCAACGCCTTGACAAGAGGAGCGAAGCAGGTGCGTAGCGGGCAGATCACTCCGACGCAGTTTATCGACAAACTTGCCTCCGGGCTGACCGGCACCGGTATCATGGCCCTGGGCGCGATCCTCTCCCAGATGGGAGCGGCAACCGCCGGACTGGGCGATGACGATGACGAGTTTGAGAAGCTCAAGGGAAATCAGGCCTACGCGATCAACCCGGGCAAAGTCGGAAACACCGTTCTGCAGGCTTTCGGAGCGCCTAAACTGTTTGGCGAGGATGTTTCCTACACTGTGGACTGGGCTGCTCCGGCCTGTATGCCGTTCTTCGTCGGTGCTGCGATCATGGACACCTACGAAAACCGCGAGAATCTGGACTGGGCAGGCGTATTGAACGATATCATGGGAATCACGGAGCCGGTGTTTAACCTGTCCATGCTGGACGGTGTGAACAGTCTGCTGGATGTGAGCCAGTACGCGGAGGGCACCCCGATCACTCAAATCGGTGAGAAAGTGGTGACCAACTACCTGACGAGCTACATCCCGTCTGCTGTCGGCGCGTATACCAGGGCCTTCGTGGATACCACCCGGAGAAAATCCTATGTTGAATCCGGCGCTGACCTGTCTACATTCCGGTATGCTATCGAGCAGGCCGAGAACAAGCTGCCCTGGCTGAGTACGACCAATATCCCTTACCGGGATGTGTGGGGCAACCCTGACACCAGCGGCACTGCAGAGGCTATCCTGGAGAATTTCCTCAGTCCCGGATACGCCAATCAGATCAAAAACGATCCGGTGGTGAACGAGCTGGAGCGGATCTACCGGGAAACCGGTAACCCGAATATGGTTCCGAAAGCCGCCAGTAAGACTATTGGCACCACCAAGCTGAACGCTGAACAGTATGACCAGTATGTGGTGTCCCGTGGGCAGACCGCTCACCAGGTACTGACGGATCTGATGGAATCCCCGTTCTGGGCGATCTGCGATGATCCGACCAGGGCGAAGATGGTAGAGGATGCCTGGACATACGCCAACCAGATCGGGCAGCACGATGTGACCGGGAAGAAACTCGAAAGCTGGGTGCTGGATGCTACGACCTCCGGGGATGTTGTGACGAGCATCGTCTCCAGGACAGCGGACAGCAACCGGAAGGACTATATATCCGGATTCGGTACGGCCCTTGCGATAGCCCTGGACGAGGACAACGGCGAGGACTACGGAATCAGTCTCGCCGCGCTGGATAGAGCAGAGGCAACAAATGTAGAGATCAGGAACTCCCTGAGAACTTACTTCAAGCCCCTCTACCAGAACGCCTATCTGAACGGAGACACCGACACGATGGACGAGATCAAAGAGAAACTGATTGATCTCGACATTGGATTCAAGGCGAAAGATTTCACAGGCTGGGTGCCTGATACGGAAGAAGAGGAAACAGATACATCCTGGCTAAATCCGAGCAAAAGGTAACTGGTTACTCGCTTGTTACTCTCAGGGGGCATCTGAGCCTTGTAAATCAAGACTCTCTTGCCCCCTGCTAAGGGAGTAGTGCGGGTGACCGCAGCCCGGGTTCAAATCCCGGCTTCTCCGCTCAAACCCCGGAATCTCAACGGTTCCGGGGTTTTTCATTGCTCCAGATTGATACATATTGATACACTAAGAATCAATCCGGTTACTCTCGCGGTTACTCTCACCCGTTACTCTCAGTTTTTCGATGGCATCACGGGCATCGGTATCATCCGGGTGGACATACCTGTCCATCATCTTGGTAGATGACCAGCGCATGATCCGCTGGACGGTTTGCGGGGCCACCCCGGCAGAAATCGCCAGGGCGGTGGCTGTGGTGTGGCGGCAGGAATACGGAGTCAGATGCCTGGCGATCCCGGCTTCCTGCAGGGCTGCGTAGAACATCTTATAGAAGTCTTCCTCGTTCATGGTGAAGATCCTGCCCTCCGGGTGCTGGGCGATCAAATCTTGCAAAAGCGGGATGATCGCTTCCGGGATCAGGACGGACTTCTCTTTCCTTTCCTTCGTCTTCAAACCGACCCCGGTGATCTCCTGCTTCTCCAGATTGATCATAGATGCCTCTAATCGCCTCATCTCGCCCGTCATCATTCCGGTGTAGATCATGATCAGCGGAACGGCGGCACCCGCCTTCCCGGCCTCCCAGGAGGCCCACAGAAGGGCTTGCTCCTCCTCCGTGAACGCCTCCCGGTGTGTCTCCTCCAGCTTCGGCAGCTCTATCAGACCGGGCAGGGCGGGATTGGCGTTGCCGTCCACGGCAGCCAGCCGGAACAGGTGATTGAGCAGCACCCGGACATCCCGGGCGGGGTAGTAGGACTTGCAGGTATCGTTCACAAGCGTCTGCAGCTGGGGGATGGTCAGCTCGTTGATCGGTGTGCCGTGGATCGGTTTCAACCGATTATAGGCAATATGGTAGGCATCCGCTTTATCTTTGGAGATCTTCGCCCCCCGACCCTTGGTGAATGCCTTATAGTAGTAGGATACAGTGGGCACGGGCTTCCACTCAGCCAGACTTTTCAGCATGGGCAGAGCTTCCAGCGCCTCCGTCTTTGTACGAAATCCTCCCTTGCGCTTATACCGGGGCTGACCATTGTCCCGGTAGCCAATCGTGATCTGTGCCACCCAGTAATGCCCTCTCTTGTATACGCTTCCCTGACCGTTAGCACGTTTCGTACTCACTTCTTCACCGCCTTTCTGTGCTGCCGGAGGATATCCAGCGCAACCGTCTGATACACCGGCTCCGCTTCCCGCCAGGCATCCAGCACGGCGATCTCATCCTCCGTAACCTGTCGGGTAGATATATAAGGAACTGTGTAATCCTGTTCCATCAGTAGCTGATCCAAATCTACACCCAGCTCCCGGCAGAAAAAACTCAGGGCCTCAAAGCTGGGTTCCGTCCTTCCGGATTCATAATTTGCTATGGCATTCCGAGTGACCCCGGCCCGCTTCGCCAGCTCTTCCTGAGTGATCCCCAGGTTCGTCCGGAAAAATTTCAGGTTCCTTGCAAAATCTTTTGACACAAATTCACCCCCTTTTGTTTCATTTTAACACAAACTTGTTTGTTTTGCAACACTTCTGTAAAAAACAGGGCTTGTGTAATTTCTACACAGGTGCTATAGTGTAGTCCCGGTGAAAAATACACCGAGAACAGCCAAACGGCAGAAAGGAGTAGCAAACCCCGGTAACCAGGTATATTTTTGTACCCATTTGTGTGCTGAAACTACACAGAAGGAGGTGAGACACATTGGGCCTGTTTAAACCCCAGAGCAAAACTGAGCAGGCAATCGACACACTTCGTGAGTTGGGGCCGACCTGTTCCTCCCGGCAGCTTGCCCAGGTGCTGGGTGGTCAACCGTACTACTACAACGTGCAAGCCAAGAAAGGCGTCCTGCCTTTCCAGTTTTTCTGGCGCGGGAGGGCGCTGCGGGTATCCACGGAATCGGTAATCAAATTTCTGAGAGGAGAAGATCCGAATGTTTAACCTGACTATCGCCGCGCAAACGGCAGAAGAACTCCGGCAGAAGCTGCTGGACATGGTGGGATTCATGAAAGCCGTCGATGTAGTCAAGCCCGCCAAGGAAGAGATCAAGCCTGTCATATCGATGGCCCAGATGGAGCAGAACGAGGCGAACGCCCCGGAACACAAGATGCCGGAACCGCCGCCCATCGAGGATGTACGGGCTGCACTGAAGGGACTGAAGGAACGGAAGGGCGCTTCCGCTGTCCGGGAGCTGCTGAAAGCCTATGGCGCAGATAACCTGACGGAGCTGAAACCGGAGGACTACGCCGGAGCGATGTCCAGGGCCCTCGCGGAGGTATGAAAATCGGACTAATTGATGTAGACGGTCACAACTTCCCGAATCTGGCTTTGATGCGTATCAGCGCATATCACAAAGCTAAAGGGGATGATGTGGAATGGTGGTGGTCAGATCTTATCCACTATGACATCGTCTACATGAGCAAAGTGTTTTCCGAATCATACAGCCCCGACATCCCGGAACCGATGAATGCGGACAAGGTTGTCAAAGGTGGGACGGGTTATGCGATTTCGCTTGTGGATGGGAAAGAAGTCTTTGACAAATCAAAGCATTCAACCCTTCCTGACGAGATCGAGCATATGTTCCCGGATTACACGATCTATCCGCAGTATCCATACGCAGTCAGCATGACAAGTCGGGGATGCCCCAGGGGATGCCGTTTCTGTCATGTAGCCGCCAAGGAAGGACGATGTGCCGTCAAAGTCGCTGATGTGAAAGATTTCTGGACTCCCGAAACAGGGAAGACTGAAATCAAGGTTCTTGATCCCAACATCACGGCCTGCCGGGAAAAGCGCGATCTGATGCGGCAGTACCGGGAGACGGGCGTATGGATCGACTTCACACAGGGCATCGATATCCGGCTGGTCAACGATGATGACATCGATGACCTAAACGGAATGAAGATTAAAATGCTTCATTTCGCATGGGACAACCCGAAGGATGATCTGGAAGGTAAATTCCGAAATTTCGCAGAGAAATACCGGAAGAAAGGCCACTGCAAGACGGTATATGTGCTGACGAACTATGACAGCACGATGGAGGAGAACCTGTATCGGATTTATACGCTGCGGGATCTTGGGTATGACCCGTATGTGATGATCTACAACAAGCCGGAAGCTCCGAAGGAGATCCGGAGACTCCAAAGATGGTGCAACAACAAAATTATTTTTAAGAAAGTTCTACGGTTTGAAGATTACAAACCGTAACTGGAAAGGAGAAACATATGCCGGATAGACACGCTGTGCTGAGTGCCAGCAAGGCCCACCAGTGGCTGAAATGTCCTCCCAGCGTCCGGTGGGAACTCCAATTCGATGAGCCGGAGCAATCCGAGGCCGCCGCCGAGGGCACAGTAGCCCACGCGCTGGCAGAGGATCATATGCGGAAAACCCTGGAGGGGAAGCGCCTGACGGTGCCAACCCGGATCAAATCGGATCCGCTTTTCCGGCCCGCAATGGTGGAACACGTTGCCACCTATTGCGACACCATCATGGAGGTTTACCACCAGATGCAGGAAGCGGGAAACGATCCCAGCATTTATCTGGAGCAGGAACTGGATCTGTCCCCCTGGGTGCCGGAGGGCTTCGGGACAGCAGACTGCATCCTGATCGGAAACGGAACACTCCATGTGTTTGACTTCAAATACGGAAAAGGTGTTCCGGTGGATGCGGAGGAAAACCCGCAACTCAGCCTTTACGGGCTGGGGGCACTGAACGAGTTTGGAATGCTCTACGACATCGACCTTGTCACTCTCCACATTATTCAGCCCAGGCTTGATTCCATCACCGAGTGGTCAATCGCCCGGGATGAGCTGGAACTCTGGGGGGAGAACACGGTGAAACCGACAGCAGCCCTGGCATTTGAGGGTAAGGGCGAATTCAACCCGGGGACGGATCAGTGCCGGTGGTGCCGGTGCAAGAACGTATGCAGGGCTTACAACACCTTCATGCTGGAATCCGCAAAAGCTCGTCTCAACGAGGAGGGCGAAGAACGGCAGCCAAACGAGATGGCCCCGGAGGAGATCGCCAAACTGTTGGAAGTGGTAGAGGAGATCAAACGCTGGGCCACCCGGGTGGCTGAGTACGCCCTGGATCAGGCCCTGAACCACGATGTAACCTACCCCGGCTTCAAGCTGGTGGAGGGCATCAGCAGACGGAAGATTACCAACGAGAAGGCCGCCACGGATGACCTGGTGGCGGCGGGATTCCTCCCGACGCAGATCATGAAACTGAAAGGGATCGGCGATCTGGAGGAGTTAGTAGGAGCCAAACGGCTAAAAGAGCTGATCGGGGACTATATTGAGAAGCCCGATGGCAAACCGGCCCTGGTGCCGAAAACGGACAAGAGGCCGGAATACAACAAATTTAAAACAGTGTTTGAGGAGGTTACAGAGTAATGAGTTATGAAGTGAAGTCCACGGAAGTTGTCACCCGGAAGCCGGTTCGTCTGAGCTATGTTTTCCTGAACAATCCCCGGAAGAACGATGACGGCAGCGAAGGCAAGTACGGCGCTACCCTGCTGATCCCGAAGACGGATAAAGACACCATCAAGGCCATCAATGCGGCGATTGAAGCCGCCAAAGCGGAAGGCATTTCCAACGGTATCAAGGGCGCGAAGGATTTCCCCAGCCCCCTGCGTGATGGTGACGGGCAGCGGCCCCGGGGCGGCGAGTACGGCCCGGAGTGCAAGGGCATGATGGTGCTGAACACCACCAGCAAAAACCGGGTGAAGGTGTGCGACCGTAACCGGAACGAGATCCTCGACTCCGATGAGATCTATTCCGGTATGTGGGCCAACGTGATGATCAAGCTGCGTTGCTTCAATGTTCCCGGAAATAAAGGCATCACCTGCTACCTGAATCTGGTACAGAAGGTGCGCGATGACCAGCCCCTGGGCGGTAGCGCTCCGAAGGCCGAGGATGTCTTTGATGCCATCGAGGACGATGATGACGATCTGGGGCTGTGAGAAAATGAAATTAGGAAGTCTGTTTGACGGATCAGGTGGCTTCCCGCTGGCAGGGGTGATCAACGGTATCACCCCTGTCTGGGCCAGCGAGATTGAACCCTTCCCAATCCGGGTAACCAAGCTCAGATTCCCCGACATGAAGCACCTTGGCAGTGTGACAGATATCAACGGCGCGGAGATCGAACCTGTGGATATCATAACCTTCGGTTCACCCTGTCAGGATCTAAGCGTTGCGGGAGCGAGAGCCGGAATTCATGAGGGTCAGCGGTCAAACCTGTTTTTTGAAGCCGTCAGAATCATTAAGGAGATGCGAGATGCAACAGCAGATAACTATCCAAGATTTGCTGTCTGGGAGAATGTCCCCGGAGCCTTCAGCAGTAATAAAGGAGCCGATTTCCAGTCTGTCCTTGAAGCGCTATGCCGAATCAAAAAGCCAAAGGTTTCTATTCCTGGATCTCCGAGAGGGGGGTGGAAACCTGCAGGACTCATCGTGGGAGATGGGTACAGCATTGCTTGGCGGGTCTATGACGCTCAATACTGGGGAGTCCCCCAGCGTAGAAAGAGAATCTACCTTATCGCAGATTTTGGATCTGAACGCGCCGGAGAAATACTCTTTGAGTCCGAGGGCATGTCAGGGGATCCTAAACCGGGCAGAGCGGAGAGGGAAAGAGCTTCCAGATATGTTGCGGGATGCCCTGATGGAGGTCGTTTCTTCCTGTGGGGGGACGGATGCTGAATGATGAGATCATCGTCCTGAACGATCAGGGGGGGGGTATCATGAGCGTAAGTGACAAGCCGAATACCCTTCGCGCACAGATGAAGCATCATGAGCCGATTGTCTGTTTTCAGCAGAACCAGAGAGAGGAAGTAAGACTTGTTGGTGGTGGTGGAATCGTTGGAGCTTTATCCGCGAGCGCTGGAATGAAGAATCAGAATTACCTGTGCATTTCGGTCAAGACGAAACAGATTGACATGAGAACGGCAGAGGATGAAGCTCACCAGTTGGATAGCAACGATGACAAGGAACCACAGACTGTGTGCTATGCCATAGATGCTTACAATCAGCAGTGCAATAACCGTGTATTCAAAACCCTAAACAGCATTGCAACAGATTCTGACCACATACCGCTCACCTGTTATGCCATCGAAGGAAACACAGTTGACCGGAACAGCTGAAAGAACGGATGCGGATGGTGCGAGGATGTAAGCCCTACGTTGAACACGCAGGACAGACACGCTGTCTGCATAGCTCTGGAAGGCAACGGAGCCAGACCTTCCCATCTGGGCGGAGGATTCAGCGAGGACGGGAAATCCTACACACTGAACACGATTGAACGGCGTTCTGTGTGCTACTCCGTTGATTTACGAAACTTACACGAACACCGTGATGTATGAGAAAGACGATGAGTAAAGTTTTCATCCATGTGGGTGGGGTACTCGCCAGTTCCTGCGCAAACGCAGAGATTACGGACGGAACCATCTCGCCCACAGTCATGGCGAGGGCCGGAACAGGCGGGAACCAGCTTCCGCTGGTTGTTTACAGGATTGAGGAAGTCGGATGCTTCCAGAACACAGGAAGAGGATGGTGGAACGAAGGATGGACTGCCGAAACGCTAAGAACCCCATGCGGAGGAGACAGCACGAAGTCCAACCTTGTAGCCGTCATGATAAACCAAGGCACGGAAACAGACGTTTGAAAGGAAAATGATGGAAGTCTATCCAGAGATTACAGGCACATTGTGCGCCAACAGCCATCCCGGAAGCTACACCGGACAGGATGCGTACAACGACATGCTTCCCGTGATCCATAATTCATCCGGGGGGGTATCGCGGCTACGCTTGACGCAAGCTACTGGAAGGGAGCAGGAACGAGAAATGGAAAGGAAAGAGAATTTGTCTGCTACGAAAGATCGCAAGTATGTGCTTCGCCGACTGACACCGCTTGAATGTCTCCGGCTTCAGGGACTGCCTGACTGGTGGTGCGACGGAGCTAACGGAAGCGACAGCGCAATCTACAAGATGGCCGGAAATGGGCTCGCGATTCCGTGCGCATATGATGTGCTGGAACGGATTGCAAAAGAAATGAGGAAACCCTATGACACTGGCGATTGACATTGAAACTTACTCCAATGTAGACCTGACCAAATCGTCGGTATACCGCTACAGCGAGGATCCTTCTTTTGAGATCCTGCTGTTTGGGTACGCCTTCGATGATGACCCGGTAACGGTGATCGATGTGGCTACCAGCGGGATCCCATACGGCCTGCTGTCAGCCCTCACCGACCCGGAGATAACCAAGATGGCATATAACGCCAGCTTTGAACGAGTCTGCCTGTCCAACTACATGAAGCGCCATGGTATTGAAATCCAGGGCGGCTTCCTGCCTCCCGAACAGTGGCGCTGCACCATGGTTCACGCCTTGAGCTGCGGCCTGCCCCGGTCACTGGCCGGGGTGGGCCAGGCTCTTGGCCTAAGAGAGGAAGAGGCCAAGATGAAGGAAGGCGCGGCGCTGATCCAATGGTTCTGCAAGCCCTGCAAGGCCACTAAGACCAACGGAGGCCGCACCCGGAACCTGCCACAGCACGATATGCGGAAATGGCTGACCTTCCAGGCGTACAACGCCCGGGATGTGGAGGTGGAACGCACCATCAGAAAAATGCTGGAGAGCAAACCGGTGCCGGAAATCGAATGGAAAGCCTACTGGATGGATCAGAGGATCAACGACCGGGGCGTCCTGATCGACAGGAAGCTCATGGAAAACGCGATCCGTATCTCCCAGGAGCATACCGCAGAGCTGACAGCGGAGGCCGAGCAGCTCACTGGGCTGAGTAATGTGAACAGCGTTTCCCAGCTCAAGGAGTGGCTGGGTGTGGAAGGCTCGCTGGACAAGAAGGCTATCAAAGCCTTGCGGGACAGCGGGAACCTGGATCTGAAACAGGATCGTCTGCTGGCGATCCGGCAGGAAATGGGAAAAACAAGTATCAGCAAATATGAGGCCATGCAGAGAGGGGTGTGTGCAGACGGTAGAATTCGTGGATTGTTCCAGTTTTATGGAGCCAACAGAACAGGACGCTGGGCGGGTAGACAGGTACAAGTTCAAAACCTGCCCCAAAATCATATTGATGACCTCGATACCGCCAGAACCCTGGTTGCTGAAGGAGATCGCGAAGCGGTTCTGCTTCTCTACGGAAACGTACCAGATACGCTGTCACAGCTTATACGCACAGCGTTTACAGCCCCGAAAGGACGAACATTTGCAGTTGCTGATTTCAGCGCCATCGAAGCCCGGGTATTGGCTTGGCTGGCAGACGAAGAGTGGAGAATGGAAGTGTTTCGGACGGGTGGAGACATCTACTGCGCTTCCGCATCCCAAATGTTTAAAGTGCCGGTAGTCAAGCATGGCGTAAACGGGCATCTGAGGCAGAAAGGCAAGATCGCAGAGCTGGCCTGTATCGCGGAGGGACAGCTCGTCCTCACAGATCACGGGGAGATCCCCATAGAACAGGTTACGACCGATATGCGCGTATGGGATGGCGAGAGCTGGGTAACCCATGAAGGTGTAATCCACCGAGGAAGAAAGGAGGTTATCACTTATGACGGACTCACAGCAACCCCAGACCACCCAGTATTCATCGAGGGGCAAAGTCGGCCGGTACCCTTCGGACTCGCCGCCCGAAACGGAGCACATCTCCTACGATCTATCCCTGATCGGGAAGAAGTACGGACGGGTGACGATCATAGAAGGGGAGAAACGCTACACCCGGCACTCCAAGAAACACGGATGGACGAGGCCCTACGTTCTGACCCGCTGCCAGAGCTGCGGGAAAGAGGAATGGATAAACTTGGAGAATCTGACGCGTGGATTATCTCAGGGCTGCCAGATGTGTACGAAACCAAGGACTTATCCGAAATGGCTGGATCGGAGATTTACGGCGGCAAAACAACGATGCACAAACCCGAAGGACGGAAACTACAAAAACTACGGGGCGCGTGGAATAAGCTTCGACTTTGCCTCCGTAAAAGAAGCCTGCCTGTGGATGATCGAAAACTGCGGACTGCCGGACAGGAGCCTGGAGATCGACAGGATCGATGTGAACGGCAACTATGCTCCGGGGAATCTCCGATGGGTGACACATCAGGAAAACTGCCAGAATCAGCGGAGGTTTATGACCTGATCAATGCGGGCCCCAACCACAGATTCATGGTATCCGGTGTGATTGTCCATAACTGCGGATACGGTGGTGCTCTGGGCGCTATGAAAAACATGGGTGGCGCGGACTTCGGACTGACTGATGCGGAAATGACCAAGATCGTCACGGACTGGAGAAACTCAAACCCGAACGTAATCCGGTTCTGGTGGGATGTGGACAGGATGGTAAAGGCCGCCCTGGACAATCCCGGAACCATCCAACGCCTGTCCTGTGCTGCCGACCGGACTGCCATCTGTGCCCAGATGACTCGAAGCCTGCTGAGTATCACCCTGCCGTCCGGGCGCTGCATCCGGTATTTCAAACCCCGAATTGAAACCAACAAATTCGGATCAGAGAGCATTACCTATGCGGGGATGGATGCCGGGAAGTGGGGCCGGGTGGAAACCTACGGCCCCAAGCTGGTGGAAAACATCGTACAAGCCACCAGCCGGGACTGCCTCCGGGACGCCATGATGCGGGTAGCAGAGGTTTTCCCGGATATCGTGATGCACGTTCATGATGAAATGATCGTAGAGGTAAACGAGGAGCAGGCCCAGGATGCGCTGGGCTATATGCAGGAATGCATGGGCAAACCAATTGACTGGGCACCTGGGCTGTTGCTCCGGGGAGATGGGTATACGACCCCATATTATAGAAAGGATTGATAATCATGCTGAGAGAACTCAGAGAAGCCTGGCGTATTGTCCAACTGTACAAGGAGAATGACGGGTACAAGGGGCCTTTTGTTGTTGTTCGGGAATCCATGATGGAGGAGCTGCAGATCAGCTATGGCAGGGCACTGGCTGACAATAAAGCCTATGCCCAGGTAATCGACAAGCTCCTCGCGGGGGAACGGATCTGCGAGATGTGCGAGGACTGCCAGGAATGCGAGAATCACGATAAATGGCTGGAAGGCCGGTGCAAGGATTTCCTGCTGCGGTTCCCGGATAACGAGGAAGCTGCGGAGGCTTTCAACAAATGTTATCGGGAGTGCGCGAAAAAGTGCGGAGGGAAATGCAGTGAAAACTAACGAGGAGCGGCTGCAGGATAAAATCGCCCAGCTCCAAACATTCCTGGCAGCCCTGGGGTTTGTGCGGATGAGTCTGGCTGGGGATTGCTACGCCTACCACCACAACCGGGCGAAGCCCTGTTCCTGTGGCAAATATCCGGTGGTTATGGAGTATATGTATACCCCGGGGAACTGGGTGGCGATCTGCAATAACTGCGGTGCCAGGACGGTGGAGGCCAGCAACCCGATTGAGGCCGTCCGGTTCTGGAATCAGGAAAAATACTCCGAGGGAACCCTGCTCACCCGGAACAAGCTGACCGCTAAAACCATGGATGATATCGGGGCGCAAAACCTGACGGAGGCCGCGAAACACCAGGCTGTCATGGATCTGGTATTTGAGGTGAAAAATCATAACCTGGATTCCCCGGTGGCAAAGGAAGCCATCTGGTTCATTCATAACAAAAAGGCCGTGGACGATATCATTTCAGGACGAACGGAGGGAGTCACCAATGATCTGCGTAGAAAAGGATCCAATAATCCAAAAGATTAACTTCGCCATTAACCACGCGACCGGGAAATCCTGGTCAAAACGGGACAAGCTGGCTGCACTCAACGAACTGCTGCTGTTTGTGGAACACCTGAACGAGATCGACCCGGAAGGCGTCGATCCAGACAATTTTTATTCTCCGTCCAGTAAGATGGTCGCGGAGCTTGAGCCTATCATCCCCTACGGCAGCATCGGAAAAATAAACTATCACTGCGAATACTGCGGAGAACGGGTACAGCGAGAGGATCGGTACTGCAGGAAATGCGGGCATAAATTCATCCGGGAGGGAAAGACATGACTTGTATGTTCTGTGGCAGGCAGGCCACCCATGAAATCCGGAAATCCCCGTGCTGTGAACGGTGCTGGCAGAAACTACGGCACATTCTGGAGGACGAGGACGAGGAAGAGCAGGAAGCGGTTGAGCCAGAGGTGGAAACGCTGAACGAAATTGACAGGATTTATAGATGCCCGAAATGCCACAAGCACTTTTTCTATGAGAAACAGAAGTACTGCGATCAATGCGGACGGAAGGTGAAGTGGAATGAGTAAAATGCCACATATGTGCATAACCTGCAAGCACTATGAGCCATATCACTGCTGTCTGGATGATAGCTACATCGGATATTTGTACTGCGCAGAGCCAACGAAGTGTGCGGCGTGAAGACTCAGCGACAAATACAAGCCCGGAGGAGAATTTTATGAAGACAGAAAGAGAATGGATATACCGGGAAGTACAAGGCAAGAAGTACCAGATGCAGGAACTTGTCCGGTGTAAAGATTGCAAGCATTTTCAAGACATGAAATGCTCATATCCAGAACGTGGGACTTGTGACCTGTGGCATATGTTGCATTTGGGTGACTGGTTTTGCGCTGACGGGGAAAGGAAGGTGAAGTTGGATGAGTGAAAGGCCAGAAAAGCGGAAAATTGAGTTCATCGAATCATACTGGACAGGTGGCGAGTACGGATCTGATTACAAATGGAATGATAACCACGGAGAGCTTGTCAGATGCCATGAATGCAAGTATTGGCAGGACAATAACGGTGGATATCCACACCGTGACTGCAAATGGAATCAGTACGAAACTCCTGACCCGGACGATTTCTGTAGTGCTGGAGAACGGAGGGATGATGATGACTGATAAAACGGAGGATGATCGGAAACGAGCAAGCACCTGAAAGACTGCAAAACTTGCCAGTATGCCAAGATCGTGAAGCACCCCGAACATCATCGCAACCACCCGGAGTATCTGGAAGGGCGCTGCAGGATCCCCCTGTTCGCCAGGGTGACCGTGAAAGGGGAGAAGGAATACTGCGAGGACTGGGAAGCCATTCAAGCCAAAAATAAGGAGGACTGATACTGTTGCCTGATATCACGATCTCAGTGGGTGACTCCAAGAGGGCCACCCGCTGGGTACCTAAGACGGTATCCTGGGAGAAGCTCTGCAAAAAGTTGAGTAATCCCATTATAACCAACGAAACCATGGCTGAATACGCCGCAGCCACCAAGGACAGGCGCGGAGAGATCAAAGATGTTGGCGGCTATGTCGGCGGTAGAATCGAAGGCGGGGTGCGCCGCGCCGGGAATATCACCGACCGACAGCTGATCTGCCTGGATGCTGACTATGCCGATATGGGCCTGTGGGATCTGTGGGATATCATGGTCGGCAAGGCCTGCCTGATGCACACCAGCCACAGTCATACCCCGGAGCAGCCCCGGCTGCGCTTTGTGATCCCCCTGTCCCGGCCTGTCACAGCGGCAGAGTATGAGCCTATCGCCCGGAAGCTGGCCCAGCTCATGGATATCAATGCCTTCGACGATACCACCTATGAAGCCTCCCGGCTTATGTTCTGGCCCTCTGTCAGCCTGGACGGGGAATTCGTCGTAAAGATCCACCCGTCGCAGGAATGGGTGGATCCTGACGAGATCCTGGCGATGTACGACAACTGGCAGGATATGCGGAGCTGGCCTACATCCGAGAGGCAGACCGAGGCCGTCGTAAGGATGGGAAAGCTGCAGGGCGATCCGCTGACAAAACCTGGTATCGTCGGAGCATTCAACCGGGCCTACACGATCACAGAGGCCATCCGGAAATTCCTGCCGGAGGTGTATATCCCGGCCCAGGATGGGCGCTGGACATACGCTGCCGGATCTACCACGGGCGGGGCGGTATCCTATGATAACGATACCTTCCTCTACTCCCACCACGCCACGGATCCCACCAGCAACCGGCTCTGTAATGCCTTCGACCTGGTGCGGATCCATCTGTACGGCGATCTGGACAAGGACAGCACCGAGGATATCGGAAATCTGCCCAGCGTCAACGCCATGAAGAAAATGTGCCAGACGGATGAGCGGGTATGCAGTGAGCTGGCGGAGGGTGTGCTGCTGACCCCGGAAAGCGTTTTCGACAAGAAGGCGGATCTGGAGGCTTTCCGGGGAGACTTGACCGAGATCGGCTTGTCCGTCGTGATGGCGGATACCTACGGATATGGAGTCATGCGGAACAAAGCCTTTGGCTGGATGTTCTGGGATGGGATCAAATGGCTGCTCGATGCTGACGCGGAGGCCGCCATGCTCATGATGAAATTCACGGACGATCTGTACCGGAACGCGCAGACCAAACTGGCCCTGGCGGAGGACAAGCCCGCCTTGGAGCAGGCCAAACGCGAATTCGCCACAGTCTGCAAGCTCCGCACAGCTCCTGGCATCAGCCACCTGACCACGATCCTGAAGTCAATCGCGGACGAACCACGGACGGATTCCTTCGATGCTGACCCCTGGGCGCTGAATACCCCGGATGGTATCGTGAACCTGCAGACCGGGGAGATAGGCCCACATGATCCGAAAGCCCGCTGTACAAAATGTACTGCTGTTGCTCCAGGACTTATGGGCAAGGCGAAATGGCTAGATTTCATCGACTATATCACTGGTGGGGACGCCGATTTCGCGGCCTACCTGCAGACCCTGGCTGGCATGGCTGCCGTTGGCGAGGTGTATGAGGAAGGGCTGGTCATCAGCTACGGCAAGGGCGGCAATGGCAAAAGCACCTTTTTCGGTGTGCTGAAATCTGTTTTCGGCGATTACGCCAAGGCAATTAACGCCGATGTGCTCGTTCCCCTGAAAGGCGCTCGACCTGATCAGAGCTATATCGCCGCTCTGCGCGGGGTGCGGCTGGCGATCCTGGGAGAGACTGATGAGGCCGCCTCCATGTCCGTTGCACAGCTCAAACGGATAACATCCCGGGATGTGATCAGTGCGAGGGCACTGTACAAAGACCCGATGGAATTCATCCCCACCCATACCACGATCATGCATACCAACCACCTGCCAAGGCTGGGCAGCATGGACGGCGGGACGAAACGCAGGATCGCGGTGGCACCTTTTCCCTCCACGCTGCCCCCGGAGCAGGTGATAACCAATTACCAGCAGGTGCTGTTCCATGAGTGCGGGCCTGCTATCCTGCAATGGGTGATCGATGGCGCGGTAGCCTTCTATCAGAACGGCTGCAAATTGGAGAAAGCCGCCTGCGTCCGGAAGGCCACCCGGGAATACCTGGAGAACGAGGACTGGTTTTCTACGTTCCTGGGGGATACCTGCGAAGTGGGCGAATCGTATGAAGTGCCCTCCGGTGAGCTGTACCAGGCATACCGGGAATGGGCCGGGGCGAATGGCCTCTTTGCAAAACGCGCCCGTGATTTCGCCTCTGTACTGGATGCGAATGACTACATTAAGGTGACCCGGATGACCGGAAAATTCTGGAAGGGGCTGAGACTGAAGGAAACAGGGATATGATATCACGGAGCGTTTGGTGCAATAGATGTGTATCAATCTGTGTTCTATTACGGCTAATGACGGATAAATGCCAATGTTGCTCCCATGAGGCTAAAAATTAGCCTATAAGAGAGAGTTTATATATTATCCGAAATATCCGTCATAAGAAATTAGCCCGGGATGCCTGGGCGGGGAGAACGATTGGAGGATGAGAAAGGTGAAAATGATTTTACCGCTGACCGAGCTGCTGGCAGGGCTGTCAGAGGAGTGCTGTGAACTTGGGAGGGCGGCACTGAAACTGCGGAGGGTATACGACGGGGGGAATCCGACACCCACCACGGAGCGGGAGGCTATCGACAACCTGGAGGAGGAAATCGCGGATGTGATGGTTTACCTGTCGCAGATCCCGTACAGCAAAACCCAGGTGGAAATGATCCGGGAGGCTAAAACCCGGAGGATGGAGGAACGGTGTGCTGGAATCGGCAGTTGAGAGAAAACTGGTGGACGGGATCCGGAAGGCCGGTGGCTGGGCTATCAAGCTGGTCAGCCCCGGCAACTCCGGGGTGCCTGACCGGCTGGTGCTGATGCCGGGAGGTCGGGTGATATTCGTGGAGCTGAAAACCGATACCGGGCGGGTATCCCCCCTTCAGCAGCAGGTGCATGACCGGCTGCGGGGAATGGGGATGGATGTCAGAGTGCTGTACGGGATAGTCGCAGTGAGAGAGTTTTTGAGGGAGGTGGAGACGGATGCATTACCAGCCCTACCCATACCAGGAAGCGGCGATGCAGTGGATTATGGAGCATAAGCACTGCGGATTATTCTTGGAGATGGGCCTGGGGAAAACAGTGGTTACCCTGACGGCGATTAAGGCCCTGATTGAGAATTTTGCGGTTTCCCGGGTGCTGGTGGTAGCCCCCCTCCGAGTGGCTGCCACGGTTTGGCAGGAGGAGGCAGGGAAATGGGATCACCTTTCCGGCCTGCGGTTTTCCAAGGTGCTGGGCAGCCGGACGGAGCGGGAAGCTGCCCTGCGGAGGGATGCGGATATCTATGTGATCAATCGGGAGAACCTGCCATGGCTGGTGGATTATCACGCAGCAACTCGCAGATGGCCCTATGACATGATCGTGCTGGATGAGCTGTCATCCTTCAAAAATCCGAAAGCGGAGCGGTTCAAGGCCATCAGAAGAACCCTTCCGGCAGTGCGGAGGATTGTAGGATTGACAGGTACACCGGCCCCGAATGGGCTGATTGATTTGTGGAGCCAGATCTATCTGCTGGACAGGGGGGAACGGCTGGGTAAATTTATCGGACGATACCGGGAAGAGTTTTTTATTCCCGGGCACCGGAATGGGATGGTGGTGTATAACTGGGTACCGGCAAACGGAGCACCGGCTGAGATTTTCCGGAGGATATCGGATATCTGCATGAGCATGACGGCAGCCGATTATTTGAGGATGCCGGACAGGATTGATATCAATGTGCCCATACGGCTGCCTGAGAGGGCCAGGAAGGCCTATCAAACCCTGGAGCAGGACTTGGTATTACCCATGGCTGGAGAGGCCATTACAGCGCAAAATGCGGCTGTTTTAGCGGGTAAGCTGCTGCAGTTGTCGAACGGGGCAATTTACGATGAGGACGGACGGTACCATCCGGTGCATGAAGCGAAGCTGGACGCCCTGGAGGATCTCGTTGAGGCGGCAAACGGGGAGCCGGTGCTGGTGTATTACGGATTCCAGCATGACCGGGACAGGATCCTGCAGAGGTTTCCGGAGGCCCAGGTGCTGAAAGGCCCGGAGGAGGTGAGGAGGTGGAATAACGGAGAAATCAAGCTGCTGATAGCTCATCCCGCCAGCGCAGGCCACGGGCTGAATCTGCAGCAGGGCGGGCATATCATGGTTTGGTTTGGGTTGACATGGAGTCTGGAGCTGTATCAGCAGGCAAATGCCAGGCTGTACCGGCAGGGACAGAGTCAACCGGTGAAAATTTATCACCTGATCACGGAGGACTCCGTGGATGAGGGGGTATTGAAAATTCTGACAGGAAAGGCAGAGCGCCAGGACGCTTTGATTGACGCAGTGAAAGGGAGGATTGAACGATATGAGAGCTAAGGAGTACATGGAACAGGTGCGGAGAGCCGAGGAGGAGCTTCAGCTGATCGCGGATCAGAGACAGCACTATTTGTGGCTTGGCGGGGCGCTGGGAGCTAATTTCGGCGGGATGCCGGGAGCGCACGATAACCATTCCCGGGTGGAAGTGGCGGCTGTAGGCATGGCTGATCTGGCTGCCGAGCTGGATAAAAAAGCTGCGGCTTATGCGGAGACAGTAAAAACAGCACAGGCCCTGGTTGACCAGATTCAGGTGCCCAATTTCCGGAAAATTCTGGTGTACCATTATTTCCTGGGAAAACCCATGAAGGAGATCACGGGTATCATGGGATACAAGGATGAGAGATCTGTTTACCATGTTCGGAGCTATGCCCTGCAGGAATTGCAGAAATTGCTGGCATAAAAAAGAGGCCCGCCGTCAGGCGGGCTTTTTTCTCATCCACGGATTGTGTCGTTCCAGGCTTCCATGAAGGATTCCGGGGTGAGATCTTCCGGGAGATCCTCGTCCTTATCCATCCAGTCGATATACTGTGCTGCGGTTTTCAGATCGATCATTCCCGGGGTGGTATCCGCGTTGTCGATCCAGTTTTTCGCCAGCTCCCTGATAGTCATTTTCCCGTCCTCCTTCATGTCAGCTCTGATCAAGTCTTTGAGGTATCCCTGCATATTGTCGATGGTTTCCAGGTGCCGGATAATGTCCGAGTCCGTATTTCGGTTCAGCTTCAGCCCTACGAATCGGGTGTTCTTGCGATCACTGCTGTAATTACCCATCATTCCGTCCCTCCCTAATCAGTGTATCACGGCTGTCAAGGATCCAGCTCCGGAGCAGATCAGCTTCAAACTCGGCTTTGGTGCATTGCTTCTTGGCCATTGCTTCAATGCTGAGTCCCTCCGGGTTGGCTTCAAACTGGTTGAAAATGTTCCGGGTAATTTCTGCAGCCTCTTCCTGGTTCCAGCCCTTTCTCTTGATCTGGTTGAATACGATCAGGAAGTTTCTGTAAGTGCGGTTCTTCATCATGGTGTGTATCCTCTCTTTCTCCGATGTCTGGCATCGGCTACGAGAGCCGGAATCCAGCTCCCGTCTGTCGGTGTCAGGCTTCGTACATCGTCTTGAGCGATTCTTTATTGTTGCGGATTGTGGTTTCGATCATGTTCATGATCTGCATTTCCTTCTCAAACCGTTCCGCATCGTGGATGCCAGTTGTGAGGAACTGCGTTTCCCAATTGCGCTTCTTGTTCAAAACCTTTTCGATTGCGTTCAGCGTCCGGGTGCAAATGCATTCATCATCATTGCTGATAACTGTGCCGAATCCAATTGATGTGCCGTCCGGGTTGGTCTGATATCCCCAGTTTTCGATGTGCTTTTTGCATTCATACCGGGTTGCGTAGTAGATTCGTTCTGCCTTAGTCATCTTGATTGCCCTCTCTTTCTCCAGCACCTGGTGCTGGCTACGAGGGGCGGCTTGCGTCCCCCGTCTGCCAGGATCAGAATCCGGTGGTTACCTTTCCATCGAGCTGGAGGTTAACTGGCGTCTCGATCAACTCTTCTACCAGCTCTTTCATGCCGATGCACCAGTCAACCTTCCGCTGGTAGACTCTGTCTTCCGGCCCCCAGCGTTTTCCCTCTGCCAGAGCATCCGTCCATCTGGCCTGCAGGTGATTCAGAATCGTCTCGGTTTTGATTTCGGTTTTCATCGTTTCGTCCTCCTTCGTTCTGGGGTTTAACCCCTGATTGCGAGACAAGGATATCACAGGGTTTAACCCCTTGTCAAGCACTTTTTTGAAAAAACCTTGAAAAAATTTTTCTGAAGGGCCTGAAGCCCTTGGAAAACCACAACATTTTGTGTATAATAGTAGCGGTGAAATAGATGGTGATCTCACCAGAAGCAGCTTTAGTTGGTTATCTAAGGTTGCTTTTCTTTTTGCCATCATTACATAGAAAAGTGAACGAGAGCACCCCCTGCCGGGGTGCCGCGGAGGAGGTGAGCAGGTGCCAAGACGAGGTAATCCACGAGCTACAGCCAAGCAGGAAATGTTTGTCCGGATGGATGCCCGCGGCGAGGGACGCCAGGAGATACTCCGCGAGGTTTTCGGGCTGGATCCTGCCACAGCTACGGAGCTGGAGCTGCACGCCGCTGACAGTAATATGTATCGCTGGCGCCGGAAGCCCTGGTATGATGAGATCTGGAAAGACGAGGTGCGGAGGATCAGCATTGCGATGTCCTCCGAGGCCCTGAAGAAGATCAAGGCCCAGATCCGGGATGATAACGGCTGGCTGGCCAACAAGGCCGCCAATGATTCCCTGACATTTGCCAAACCCCTGATTTGGGGAGAGGATGAGAAGGCCCTGAATGTCAGGATAGAAGGGATGCCGGAGCTGGGTACACCGGAAGACAGTGATGGCTAATCTGGTATGGCACTATTCGGATATGCCGTCAACTATTCGTAAAAGCATGGTTTAGCGAATAGTTGAAACCGGGATTTTGCCAGGGTTCTGTACTGTTTGGTATGGTAATCATACCATTCCTTACTTGCCAGGCTATTTTCCCAGAATCAGTATTCATTTATGCAGGATTATCGGGGCGATATGCAGCAGGATATTCAGGGGGAGAGCAGGGCGATCAGCACACTGCAGCTCCGTATTTTGTGGAGAGCAGCAGCACGATCAGCAGGGGACAGCACCAACCGAAAATATAGCTGGGCCGCCCCCCTCCCCCCTATCGCTCCAGCCCCAGCTCCAGCCCCGGCCCCGGCCCTGGTCGAAGACCAGCCCCGCGAGGGTGGGGGTATGGGGGGTCGGAACCGAACCCGGGGGGCTGAATCGTGCCAGGGACTCCGCTCGTTCCTTTATACTATATATAATAACCTCAGCACCCCGATACCCTGAATACCCCCTCCTAACTGAAAAATTAAAAGGAGCTATGCGATGCCTGCCTGTGTGATCAATTACCAGCCGACCGAGAAGCAGAGAATTTTTCATGCCTCTCCGGCGAATGAGATTCTGTACGGCGGGGCGGCTGGCGGGGGGAAAACGAAGGCGCTGATCATGGACGCGCTTTTCAGGACGCTGAAGAACCCGGGCACGACGGCAGCGGTATTCCGGCGAACCTACCAGGAGCTGGAGGATACGGACATCAAGGAAGCTCAGTCCTCCTACCCGGAAAGCCTTGCAACGTACAATGCCGGAAGGCATGAATTCCGGCTGGTGAACGGCAGCAAGATTCTTTTCAGGCACTGCGAGAATGAGGCTGACCGGTTCAAGTATTCCGGTATCGAGATCCAGTTTCTGTATTTCGACGAGCTGACTTCCTTCGAGCAGGTGGTATACGACTTCATCAAGACCCGTCTGCGGGCGAAGAAGTCACTTGGTGTGGTACCGATTGTCCGCTCCGCGAGTAACCCTGGCAACATCGGGCACGGCTGGGTGAAAAAGATGTTTGTGGACGCCGGGCCGTATCTCTCCATCCAGGAGCAGGAGATTTATTCGGAGACGCTGCATAAGTCGAAAAAGATTCGGACGCAGTACATCCCCGCCCTGGCGATGGAGAATCCGTTCATCACGGATGACTACATTTTCGAGTTGGAGCAGAAACCCCCTGCTCTGCGGGCGGCGCTGCTGAACGGTGACTGGGACAGCTTTGAAGGGCAGGTATTCAAGGAGTGGCGGGATGACCCCGCACACTACAAGGATCGCCTGTGGACTCATGTGATCGAGCCGTTTGACATACCGGCTGACTGGCCCAGGTACTTCGGGTTTGACCACGGATACAGCAAGCCGTTTTCCTGCGGGTGGTTTGCGATGGGCCCGGACGGCTGCCTGTACCGGTACCGCGAGTGGTACGGGTGCAAGCCCCGGCAGGCGAATACGGGGATTGAGCTGACCCCGGTGCAGATCGCGGATGGGATCCTGGAGCGGGAAGAGCAGGAAGCCCGGGATAACATTAAGGTGCTCCGGGTGGCTGACCCGGCGATCTTCGATAAAAGCCGGGGTGACTCCGTCGCGGATCAGATGGCTCCGGGGTATTACGGGCGGCACCGGGGAGTGGTGTTCGACAAGGGCGATAACGCCCGGATCGCGGGGAAGATGCAGCTTCATGAGCGGTTCCGGTTCGATGAGAACGGGCGGCCCAAGCTGCAGGTGTTCAGCACCTGTAAAGACTTTATCCGGACAGTCTCTACGCTGCCGTACAGCGAGAAAAAGCCGGAAGACATTGACACCGAGGCAGAGGATCATATTTACGATGAAACGCGGTATGTGTGCATGGCGCACCCGCTGACACCGACAAAGAAGCCTCCGCAGGTGTATAAGCCGTTTAGTCCTTTTGACTGAAAGCGGCCGGGCGCGGTGACCTCTCTTGATTCGTGTGCAAAAAATATAGAAAAAAGGAGGAACTCCCCTTACCGCGCCCGGTTTTATTATTCGACAAAGGAGGTGATACCGGATGACTGAACGAGAACAGCAGGCTCTGAGTGAGGAATACCTGGAGGAGCAGCCGCTGTCCGAGGAGGACAAGGAGCTGCTGGAGACGATCTATGACCGGCTTGACATTTTTGAAGAGATGAACAGGCCGTATCATGACGCGGCGAAAGAGTGCCGGAAGATTCTGCATATGGATGATCCGAAGCAGGACGATCCGGTAAGCACTAAGAAGCGCGGGAAAAAGATTCTGCAGATGCAGACGCTGAAGAGCACCATCAATAACGTGGTGGCTGACCAGATGCTCTCCATGCCGGAGGCACGGCTGATGCCGGAGACGGAAGCGGCCCAGGAAGCGGCTGATGACCTGCAGGACATGGTACACTATGTAGTGTACTGCGCGAATAACTTTGAGCAGATGCATTACCGGCGCTGTGAGGATTTCTACGGCCCCGGGACGGCGATCACGCAGGTGGCCTGGGATCCTGACATGGGATACGGGAAGGGCGAGATTGCGCTGCTCAGATGGCCTCTGGAGGCCTTCCTGTGGGATCCGACAGCGGATAACATCCAGGACTGCCGGGCCGTGATGAAAGTTGGCTGGCATCCTCTGAGCTGGTTCCGGGAGCATTATCCGGAGGAAGGGAAATATGTCACTTCCGAGGACGGGACGCGCAGCGATATAGGCATGACGGAAGGACAGAGCGAGGCCGAGCACGTTAGCGATGAGAAGCGGGCGCTGATGATCGAATACTGGTGGAGGGAGTATAACGCTTCCACCCGGCGGTATACGATCAATGTGGCCTATGCAGCTGGCGGGGCGCTGCTGGAAAAGCAGAAGAACGTATACCTGCATGGGATGTATCCCTTCGTTGTGGAGAGCCATGACAGCATTGAAGGCAGCCTGGCGGGTGAGGGGCTGGTGCATGAGCTGGTGCCCATGATGCGGTATATTAACCGTTATATGAGCTATGCGGATATGAACGCCAGGATGTCCTCCAAGGGCAGGCTGCTGATCCGGAACGGCAGCGGCATCGACAAAGAGGCCCTGTCCGACTGGGAGAATGATATCATCGAAGGGGACAACATCACGCCAGATAACCTGCAGTGGCTGCAGAACCAGCCTTTCAGCAACACCATCGTCCAGATGATGTCCATGCTGCAGAGTGACCTGAAGGCCGACTCCGGTGCCAATCAGTTTACGCGGGGCGAAACTACGGGCGGCATTGTCTCCGGTAAAGCCATTAACAGCCTGATCCAGGCGGGCGGCAAGATCGCCTCCATGCGGACGGAGCAGCTGAAGTACGGATTTAAACAGATCGTGGAGCAGATCATCTGGCTGATGTCGCAGTTTTACGATGATGACCGGGTGATGATGATCACGGGACGGAATGCTCCGATGCGGATTGACACCCAGCGCATTTTCGGGAAGAAGACGAAGGGCGCGGTGAATCCTCCTCCGTACACGGTGCAGATCGAGGTATCCAGCAAGGATCCGCAGCGCATCGCCAATCAGAATCAGATGTTTATCGAGGCCTATAACATGGCGGCCCAGGCCCAGCAATTCTTCCCGGTAAGCGCTCTGTTCCGCATCCTGAACCTGGACGGCAAGGACAAGGTGCTGCCGGTGATCGAGGCCAACGAGCACTATCAGGAACAGATGCAGCAGCTGCAGCAGCAGGTGGAGCAGATGGGCCAGCAGATGGAGCAGATGCAGGCCGAGAATCAGAGCCTGCGGAAGACCGCAACCGATCTGACAAATTCCCTGGCCACCATGGGCACCCGGCGCGGCGGCGGTGCTTCCCCCGGAGGGGGCAGCATGACGCCTGATCCGAACAGCCCGAATGCTATCGTGGAGGCTTCCCGCAACTCCCTGGGCGTACCAACCGGTATGGCCCTGCCAACGTAACGGGGGTGGGCTGATGTACACAGGGGAAGACATGGCGAGGCTGGCAAAAGAGATCCTGTCGAAGAAGTGGGGCTACATCTTCGGTAGGGCCGGGATCAAGTGGACAGCAGAGATGCAGGCCGCTATAGACAAGACCACCGAATCCAAGTATGAGACAGCCCGGAAGTACGGCAAGCGGTGGATTGGCCACTATGTAGCTGACTGCTCCGGGCTGGTGAAATACATCTGTCGACAGTTTAAGATCACGGTACCGCATGGGAGCAATTCCATGTGGCGTGATTCCCTCTTTGAGAAGGGAACCATCGCGGGGAACAGCCTTCCGGTAGGGGCGCTGGTATTCAAGTTGCGGAACGAGAGTGACTTCTACCATGTGGGGATCTATGTGGGATCCGGATGCGTGGTAGAGGCACAGGGGACGCAGACCGGGGTGGTTCAGTCTTCGATTAAAACCTGGACGCATTACGGGCTTGTCCGGGGAATCGGATACAGCGAGGGCAAGCGAGAGGAGGTGCCAGGATTGAAACCCGGAAAAGCCTATGTCGATGTGCCGAATGACGGTACGGTGAATATCCGGAAACGGGCAACAACGAACAGCACCAACCTGGGAACCCTGCGGGAGGGCGCGGAGTGCGAGGTGATAGCTGTGGACGGGGAGTGGGCTGAAGTCCGGTACCTGGCCAGGGGCTACATCATGTCCAGATTTTTACGAAACAAGGAGGGATGATCCCATGGTTTTGAGAGGCGATTACGAACCGGGAACGACCTACGGAGTAGGGGATGCTGTCCGGTATACGGACGGTGTTTTCTACCATATGCTGAAAGCGGCACCGGCGGGCACCCCGCCCACTGATACTCTGTACTGGAATCGGATGTCTCAGGATCAGGCCGAGGTATCCCAGAAGATCCTCGACATGGAGAAGCAGATTCCTGCGGAACCCACTGACGGCCTGAAGGCCTCCGATGTGATGAACAACCTGACCACGACCACCAAGGGAAAGGTGCTGGATGCAAGGCAGGGCAAGGCACTGAAAAAGCTGATTGATGAGCTGACGGCGCGGGTAGCCGCGCTGGAGCCGAAGGCCGGAGGTGACTGATATGCAGTGGGGGACAATAGCAGCCGCCCTGATTACGGCGGCGGGGGCGCTGTTGGGAACCTATCTCAGTAACCGGAAATCAACGGCGCTGATGGAATACCGCCTGAAGCAGCTGGAGACAAAGGTGGACAAGCACAACAACGTGATTGAAAGAACCTACCGGCTGGAAGGCCAGATGACCGAGGTTCTGCATGAGATTGAAGGCCTGAAGGGCTAATCACGGCAACTGGCCCCGCGTTTTCACGGGGCTTTTGCATATACACCCGGGACAGCGTTTTCGCGCCGGATGAAAGGAGTATTTTTTCCATGGAAGAAATGGTCGAAAACATTGAAACGGAAGCTGTTGGGGCCGACACCCAACTTGAAGCGCCCGTTACCGAAGAACAGGATGCATCTGAGACTTTGGACTCCGTGATGGACGAGCAGCCGCAGGAACAGCAGCCAGCCGAAGAGCAGAATTCCGGGAGTGGTACCGAACCGGGATGGATCAAGAAGCGGGTGGGTGCTGCCGTGGACAAGGCCATCCGGGAAACGGAGCAGCGGATCCGCGCCGAGTATGACGCGAAGCTGGCTCCGCTGATGGAACGTATGCTGGAGCAGGACGCGCTGGAGCTTGTGCAGAGCGGAAAAGTGAAAGACTTGGAAACCGCCAAGGAGCTGGTGCGGTACCGCCAGGGGCAGGCCCAGCCCGTGAAGGATGAGCAGCCCCGCAACGACAAAGGGCAGTTTGCCCCGAAGAACAGCGATGATACCGCTGTGCAGACCCGGATTGATATGCTGCGGCATCAGGCAGATAAGATCATGGGCCAGCAGAAGGTGGATGTGATCGCTGAATTCAACAAGAACCCCGAAACCAAGCAGAAGGTGATTTCCGGGGAATGGGACTTCTATGATGTCGCGGAAGCGATGCAGGAAAAGAAGGCCGCCCGGAAAGCACCTGCCCCGATGCGCTCCTCCAATGGCGCGAGTGGCGCGGAGAAATCCACGATTGCCAATATGACTGATGAACAGTTTGAACGGCTGAATAAACGGCTGGAGGAAGGAGCGCGCTTCAGAGTATAGTAAAAGGAGTGTGCTACAATGGCAGTTTACGACAACCTGAATTATTCCTATGACCAGGGCGTAAGCCCGACCCTGCAGGATTACTTTCAGCGGCAGGCGCTGAAGAATGTGCAGCCCAACCTGGGCTACGCTGCGGATGCTCAGATGATCGAGCAGCCCGAACACAACGGCAAGCACGTTCATTTCCACCGGTTTACTGAGCTTCCCGCCATCACCAAGCCTCTGTATGAAGGCGTGACCCCGGATGGCCAGAAGCTGACCGAAACCGAATTCTCCGTGATGACCAAGCCCTACGGCGGCTTCATCCCCTATACGGATGAATTCGATCTGTTCCACATCGACAACATGACCAAGGCCATGTCCGACCGGCTGAACAACCAGGCGCGGCTGTCCATCGACACCATCGTCCGGGATGAGATCAGCGCGGGCCTGAATGTCATGTATCCGGGCGCTGTGACCAACCGGGCGGCCCTGACCAAGGCTAACGTGATCAATTACGCGGTGATCAAGCGCGTTGTCCGGAAGCTGAAGAAGGCCGGTGCCCAGCCCTTCTCCGATGGTTATTACCATGCGAAAATCGATCATGACACCTATTTCGACCTGACCCAGGATCAGCACTGGATCGATGTGGCCACCTATCAGAATGACACCCGGGTGCAGAAGTACGAGCTGGGCACCATCTACAAGGTGAAATTCTTTGAAGTGGACAACGGCAAGATCTTTGCCAATGAAACGTACCTGTATGGCTCCAAGGCCAACCTGACCGCGACCGCTTTCAGCGCCGCGACCCGCACGATGACTGTTTCCGACACCATCAGCGAGGACGAGGCCCGGGAGCTGACCGGCAAGCTGGTGTATGTGCAGTACACCAAGAGCAGCACGGACTATGTGACCCCCATGTGCATCGAGTATGTGGACGCCGCGGCGAAGACCGTGAAATTCCGCTGGGTGCCTGCCGACACCACGGACTGGACGGTGGCCAATACGCTGAAGGTTGTTCCCTCCGGCGGCGCCACCAGCGGCGATGAAGTCCACGCCACCCTGATCTACGGCAAGGATGCCTACGGCATCGTGCAGCTGGGCGGCAAGGGCACTCCCAACATCCAGACTATCGTGAAGGCGCCCGGTTCCTCCGGCTCTGACGATCCGCTGAACCAGCGCGGCACCATCGCCTGGAAGGTGAAGCACTTCTGCGCGGCGATCATCCAGGATGATTTCATCGTCCGGGTGGAGCACGGTGTGAGTGACTAATCCGTAACCCCTATGGGGCTGTCCTGATATCCGGGGCAGCCCCGTTCTTTTGGAAAGGAGAATGAACAATGGCGAGAAGCCAGACCATCGCTGTACCCAAGCATGAGAAGGAACCCGAAGAAACCCGGGTGAGGATCTTTATTCCGAAGCGGGAAAATGATGATGCTACCGGTGTGGCTGTCGATCAGTATGAGCACGTTAGCATAAGCAATGAAACGGGGGACAATTTCGTCCGCATCAAGCGCGGCGAGTATGTGGATGTGACACCGGAAGTATTCATCATGCTGAAGCAGCGGTATCCCAATCTGTGAGGTGATGAGCCATGACCCTGGCAGAGATTCAGGAACAGATCATGTTCCAGAGTAATAACGATGTGGATGACCTGGAGGATTTCCTGCCCCATGTGAATGACTACATCAATGACGGCTATGACAAGCTGGTCAAGGTGTGGACGAAAAGCCATCACATCCCTGCCGATGAATACCCCCGGCTGACGGAGGATGACGATGTTCCCAATCTTCCGGAATGGATCCACCGGTATATCTGCGACTGGGCTACATGGCTGGTGTACCGGAACGGGAACCCGCAGAAGCAGCAGCGAGGACGCGCCTACTATGAATCCTTTATGGGAATCCTTTCCCAGATCTCCGGGGAAGGCGGCGCGGAAGGGCTGAATGCGGACGGATCCAGCAAGCGGTACAAAAACTTCATCAACATCCCGGTATAAGGTGGTGAGAGAAGATGGCATATTTTTCCCTTCACGCCTATGACGCGGATGTGTGGCTCCGGGAGTTCAAGGGCTTGAACCAGATGGACGAGAGCCTGAATACCGATCCTCGGTATGCGACCGAAGTCATGAACATGGAAACGCCCGGCGGAGTGCTGCAGCCCAGCGCTGGATATGATCAGGTGGAGGGCGAGTTTGAGGATCGGGTGGAAACCCTGGCGAAATTCCACCGGCGGTGGTACACCGGACATGGTAGTAAGGAGTGGTACGTTTGCTGCAGTGGCGGCCTCTTTTATTACCGACAGGCAGACTCTCAAACTCCCTGGTCACAGATTGCAATGCCGAGCGGGATTGATGCGTTTGAGAAAAGCGCGTGGAGCTATGTAACCTATGAGATCAATAACCCGGATGCGGATAATGTCACCGTGGATGTACTGCTACTCAGCAACGACACGGACGGCATGATCATGATTGTTCCTCCGGATGCCCCGACCACCTATGGCGATCTGGAGCAGTTCACTCATCAGGACATGGCGCTGCAGACGCACGAAGAGCTGCAATCTCCCGCATGGAGTGTACAAACAGTTGATACTAAGGGATATAAGTTCGGCGTGATTGAGCGATATGCAGAACGGGTATGGGGCGGTGCGATCCTGAACGAGCCGGATCTGCTGGTGTATTCCGCGCCATATGACCCGACCGACTGGGAGGCGAACACCGAGATCCCGGAAGACGGTGCGGGGGATGTCCGGCAGCCCTCCTGGGACGGTGACAAATTCTATGCGCTGAAAAAGTTTGGGGATCAGCTGCTGGCATTTAAGAAAAACCGCGTCTGGCGGGTGATGGGGGTTAGCCCGGGCGAATACACATTTCAGGAACAGCATTCGACCGGGACGGAATATCCGAATACGATTGCGGTGGAAGGCGAACGCGCTTACTTCGCATCCCGGGACGGGATGATGGTATATGACGGTATGAGTTCTTCCCCCTACGCGCAGGAAGCGGTTAATCTGATTTGGGATACGGTCAATAAGAGCGCGTTGAGTCAGATGACGGCGGTTATACACCAGAACCGGTATTATCTCGCTTTTCCTGTTGACAGGAGTGAGATCAATAACGCGATGCTTGTCTACAACATGACGGACAGAACGATTCTGTATTATCCGGACTTTCATGTGGAGAGCTTTCTACCGACAGATGACGAGCTGTTTTTCACAACATCCTCGGCTCCGGGAAAGGTTTTTCGGATGGGGTATGATTCCTGGAAGGAGGGCAAAAGCAGCGGAGCCGCTACGCGATGGGTATCTCCCTGGATGGACTTTGGCTACAAGCGCATTCAGAAGGGAGGTTTTGAGCTGTACTTCCTCGCGGAGGTACAGACAGAGCCGGTAACGCTGAAATTCAGCATCCAGACAGAGAAGAAGACCAAGAGTAAAACCTATACGGTCTATCCTGTCAACCTGGTCAAACCGAAATCCGTCCAACTCTGGGAGAATGTCAGGCTGCTCACCTGGGATTCCCTGAAAGAGAAAACCTGGGGTCAGATCAGCGGCAAGGTGGATGAGACACCAAGAAGTCACAAAAACAAGCGGCTGCACTTTGGCGGTACGGGAAGGCGATTCCGGCTGATTGTCGAAACGGAGGAAGGCAACACGAATCCGTGGAGACTGATCGGCGGCCTGCACCTTGTTGTTGAAACGGATCCGGATTGAGGTGAGGCGGCATGAATAAAATAATCCGACAGCATGAGACGCTGAGAGTTCCCCAGGGGTGGAAGGAACAGGACAGGGCGCTGGTGATCCAGATGGAGAGAATACTGGATGATTTGTATCTCCGCCTTGGGAAAATCGAATCGGCATTGACAAACGGAGTTGTCAGCGCGGTGGATTTTGATACAGAGAGTAAGGCGATCACGGTGACAATTAACGGCGAGCCAACTGCTGTTGTATCGGCAGAAGGACTCAAAGAAGCAATGGCCCCCTTCACCTGGGGCCAGCTTGCGAATAAATAAGGGAGGGGCATTGCATGGCATCCCAGACAACAAATATAGGTTTGGTTAAACCTGCGTATTCGGAATCGGCTGATGTATCCATCCTGAACACGAACATGGATACGATTGATGCGGCTTTCGGATCAAGCTTTAGCAACAAGTCCGTCCGGCAGGAGCTGGATGACCAGTCGAACGTGGATACGAATCTTGAGGGCAGTATGGCGATCCTGGCGAACGGCAATACCCATGCGGCGGTGGCCTCGGGGCAGTATGTGTATGTTCGGAATCACGGGACGCTGACGGAGGGGTTGTATAAGGCTACCGCCGCCATTGCCGCTAACGGCGGTTTGACTACCAGCAATCTGACCGCCGCAAGTTCCGGCGGGCTGAATGATCTGAAGGGGCAGATTGATTCGTTAAACAGCAATTTGGACGTTCAACTGATAACGAGCGCAATAGACTTGGATACCATGCTCACCACCGATGCCAAGACCATAAAGCGTTGGCGTGGTGACAACTGTTCGATTTTGACTCATGCA